TTTGTCTGGTCAGTCGGACGCACAGGACGCACAGGACGCACAGGACGCACAGGACGCACAGGACGTGAAGGCACCAGAGATGTCTGCATGCTCACTCGAGGCTTCATCGCGTTGAACAGCTGTGCAGTCGTCATGCCAGAACGACCCAAAGATCTGTCAAACATACTCTGGGGGTGGGAAGTACTCTGAGGGCGAATGGAAGATGGTCGGATAGATGGGGCTGATGGTCGGATAGATGGGGCTGATGGTCGGATAGATGGGGCTGATGGTCGGATAGATGGGGCTGATGGTCGGACAGAAACGCTTCCCTTGTCCTTCGGTACCACCAGTTCCCCGTCCATACCAAGGCGTACGGGACACCGAGCATGACATCGAACAGGTGTGAACTGGATGTTCTCCAGAATGCCTCCCTTCGCACTTGACGAGTCACATTCGACGCTCTGGGCCTGGACACAGCCCATGAACATCTCCAATGGCTTTCCGCGGCGTTCGGCATCTCTGTATACGTGCATGTTCACACCGCCTGAATTCAACTGTGCCAGGACCTGTTTCTGACGTTCTATCTTCTTCTGCTTTGCCTCAGTCATGTTTCCTGTGTTCTGGTGCTTGGGAGGGGTGGCAAAGTACCGGTAGACGGCCACCTTGTTCGCGGATCCTCTGTGGCCACAATACCGCAAAGCTCGCCCGATCGCCTGTTCGTCGTCTTCCATGGTCGGTAACGGACTCATGATGTGCACGGCCTGTAAATAGTGCATGTCCAGGCCCTCGTACCGTGTCCCGATGAATACCTTGATCAGATCACCACGCTGGTTGGCCGCAGACTTAAACGTATCCAACACCGACTTCAATTGCTGTGGTGTCGTGGATATCTCGTCCCCCCCAACCGTGATTTTACCAGCATGGTATGGGAAAAACCGTTTTGCTGGTGTCGTGAGTTTGGTATTGGGGTCCGCATACACGTATCCCTGTTTCGTGAGTGCAGCAATGCAAGCTTTGAGTGTCATCGGAGTCGATACGTACATATATTGACATCCCGAGATGCTATTGATGTTCTTGAACGCAGCATCCATCTTCGTGCTCAACACGTAGGTACTCCGACCTACTTGGACCTGTGTTCTTTTCGCCAACGCGTCGTCATTGTAAAACGATTTTACCTGAGTCATGGTCATGATACAGGAACGCTGCAAATCACGTTGAAAGAACAGTTTACTCTTCTGTGGATCGGTATTCAGCTCCTTGACCTGATTCCCAGTGTGCAACTGGTTAATATACGCATGGTAATACCCATCATCCATCGGGACGTACAGATTAACTGGTTTTCCACCAACAATTGACCCGTATTTGGAACGGTCACCGCGCACATCAGCGTACGAAACAAGACCTCGAATCAGACTCGGATTGGAGACGAATCCTTGTGGAGTAATATACGGCATACCGAATGGACGAACCAAACTGATCAAATTCATGACCTGGGACGCCGTCGACCCAGGAGTTGCCGTCAACAGGAAAGAGTACGAGTGACGCATATACGCTTCCTTCGGTAAGATGGATGCCAGTCTCGCCAATGCTTCCGTCTCACGTCCTTTCTGGTTCTTGGGCTTGAAGATGTTCTGTGCCTCGTCAACGATCAGTACGGAACCTGACTCCTCTTTCATCTGTTCCACAAACCCACCAGCGCCACCAAACCGCCAGAACGAGAGGATCTTGAACCGTTTCTCAATCACAGATGCACCCTGTGTGGTACACCATACTTTCATCGGAGACGGCTTGTTCTCAGCAGTCGTCCTCTTATACTCCGCATTGGTCCAGGGTAACGGCGGAAGGTCCATCCCTTTGAACACGACCTGTTTGGCAGCTTGTGGGAAAAACACCAGACAATTCTTTGCATACTCCGATGATGGATTGTTACTGATATTATCGTTCGTCGTCACGAAGAAGATCTTCTTCGTTGTATTCCAAAACGCTAACGCAATTCCCATGGCAGTCACCGTTTTTCCGCTCCCGGCATTGTGGTACACCAACAACCCACGTCGTTTCATCGGGGTCAGGGGTCCAGACGTCGCCATCATCTGCGCAGCCCGAATCACCAGCTCCTGGTGGGCACCCAACGCATCTGTCCCACACCCCACAGGATTGGCGAGTATGGGCGCGAGCACAGGCCCGATGATTCCTTTCCAACACGGATCAGTGAACGCATTATCCACACCAGCACACCGAGATGTGGCAACCACATTTGATCGTTGTCCTGTCGCCTTGTGCACGGTTGCATATTCCTGTGCCAACCGGTGGTGATAATTCGTGCGGCCACTGTTGCTGCCGCCACCATGACTTCGAACGTTGCTGCCACCATTATGACTCCGAACGTTGCTCTGATGATTCATCACACGGTGCTGCTGTGCGAGTGCTATGGAATTCAAGATCGTTGAATTTCCTCTATGCCGTTTTTTCAGTTCTTCCACATGGGCCTTGTAGGCATTCTCAGAGCCCTGAAATGCATACAGTCCAAGTACATCCGGGTGCATTTGAATTTCACTATTGGAGCCACTGTAATTCGACCCATCGTAATTCGACCCACTGTTGCCATTATTGTACCCGTTGCTGTTATTGTACCCGTTGCTGTTATTGTACCCGTTGCCAGATACTGTTCCACCACTGTAATAACTGGACTCGCTCTGGCCATTATTCATGTCCATGCCAGAGACACTTCTTTTACTCATACGTACTATACTGTAGATATTTTCTCCCGAGAGCTATATGGTCTTGGGACAAATCATTAAGGATATCAAGAGCTTTGTGTCCGGAAAAGATCTCGTCGTCTTTGCAATCGCCTTGGCCTTGTCCGCACAGTTTCAAATGACCGTGAAAACTGCCATCGACTCTCTCATCATGCCCTTCATCAGTAAACTTACGGGTGCGACCAATCTGTCAGCCCGAACTGTCCAGATCTCGCCGCCAACGTCCACGGCAGGCCCCATCACCATCAACTGGGGCAAGGCGGTCGAGTCCTTCATCATGTTCTGCATCACCCTCGTCGTTATGGTGGAAATAGCCAAGTATTTGACGGTCTACTTTGTCGAATCAACCACAGTTAAATTTTAGTAACGCAATGTGGCTCTACACAATGTGGCTCTACACAATGTGGCTCTATACAATGTAGTCCTCGTCGTCCAACTCAACGGGGACACATTGATCCAGGCCCATGTGTTGAATCGTAGGACGTTTCCGTTTGAAGAAAAACATGTGCCCCGACTCGCAACTGGACGATATTTTTGGACTCCCAGACACTCCGGCATTCGTCAGGTCGTTATCGGACTCGTCTTCCAGCAGTGATGTTTCCATATCGAATGCAGGCTCGTCGTCTGTCTCGTCATGGAACTCTTCTGGGAACTCCTCAAACATGTCACATCCCTCACACGGTTCCGGTGACGCCGATGGAGACTCGTCATATGGACCACTAGGAATACCCTCTGATGCATGGGGACGAGGAGGGCGTGGTATGGGGCATAGTGGCTGCAATGTGTGTGCCGTAATCGATGGTGGAGGCATACACAAAATCACAAAATAATAATAATAATTAGAACGTCTGGACGTTTTCACCAAAGACAGAATCTTTATACATGTACAATGGTTGATTTTTGGGGTCCTTGAACCACGCATCCATTGACCGCGGGAGATACTTCACCTTGGGTTTACACACCGTCTGCTGGACAAAGCCATCGACAGCAATGAGAGTCATGCCCACCATGATCAGGACGATCGACAGCATTATAAAGAAAAGCAGAGAATGATTCTGAGCAGAGGACTTGTATGAAATGGACTCGATGGACACGATGCTAGCCACACCCCAGACAGGTGCGTTGATGTCCCATCAACCCTGTAGCACCAGAAATCTTTCGTCTTTGAAACCGTTTCTGACACGAGCGCTCGCTTGTGTTTTTTTCCAGACAACCCAGACACAGAGCTGTACGTGGTCACCTGGAGCGCACAGGATGTGTCCCAGAACAAGAACAAGAACGACAACGCCAGTCCAGCCGATCCAAACGAGGCGTCAAAAGATGATGATGCCGTATGCGAGATCCATGCATTCGGTAAAACGGCAACAGGACAAAGTGTTGTGGTCCGTATCAAGTACTGTCCATATTTCTATGTCAACATGTCTGGTGTTTCCATACATGAACAAGAACTGTTCATCGTCGAACAACAGTACAAAGTGAAATCGGGAAAGGCCAACCAACACAGTCGTCCCGTCAACAAATACGATGCATGGGGGTACAACCAACACCCAGAACACTTTGTCCAACTCGCCTACGATTCCATGGCCTCCATGCGCGCAGCCAAACGACGACTCGCTGCCGCACGAATGCACATTTATGAGGGCAATGTCGACCCCATCATCCGTCTCTGTCATATCAGGGACATTGCACCAACAGGATGGATACGTGTTGACAAGTACACACATGCCGTCTCACGTATGTATACCCGCTGTGATCTCGAGCTCATCACCAGCTTCGAACACATCGGACCAACACCCACGACGACAATCCCACCCCTCGTCCTGTGCAGCTGGGATATCGAAGTGTATTCACACGATGGGTCCTTTCCGTCACCAGATGTCCCAGAAAACAGTATCATCCAAATTGCATGTGCATTCAAACGTCTCAATGAAGATGATGTGTACAGACATGTCGTCGTCTGTCTCGGGGATACAGCCGATATCGACACGGGGGAAATCATCTGTGTTCACGATGAAGCAGACGTCCTCACCGAATTCATTGCCATCCTCAATGATGAACGCGTCGACATACTCACCGGATGGAATACCTGGCAATTCGATTGGAAATACGTATCCGGACGACAAAGTATGCTCACAGATGATGAGGGCAAGGAATTGGTTGATCTCACGCAATTGGGACGAGGCGGTCCGAAGGCAGGGACAGTCAAAAGCTGGGAACTCAACAGTGGCGCATACGGAAATAACAACTACCTCCTCATCATGGCCCCAGGAATCGTCGATATGGATATGATGCAAGTGGTCAAACGAGACCATAAACTTGACTCGTATAGTCTCAACGCCGTCGCATCAAGGTTCCTCGGGGAAACCAAACTCGACCTCCCGGCGCATCAGATCTTTGCCAAGTACAGACAGGGACCGTCCGAACGAGCGGAGATCGCGCAGTATGCCGTCCAAGATGTCTGTCTCCCAGTCAAACTGTTCTCCAAGCTGTGTCTCTTCGATAACCTGGCCCAAATGTCCGTGGCCACATGTGTCCCGCTCGAGTACCTCCTCACCCGCGGACAACAAATCAAAGTCTTCTCCCTCATCCTCAAACAGGCCCGACAGATGAATTTCCTGTTACCCGATGACAAACGGATCACCATTGACGGCAAGTACGAAGGTGCCACTGTTCTAGACGCACAGAAAGGAGCGTACTTTGACGTGATTAGTGGACTCGATTTCGCAAGTCTCTATCCGACCATCATTCGGAGCTATAACCTGTGCTACAGCTCGCTCGTCCTTCCCTCACAGACCGTCCCTGATGATGTGGAAGTGTACACGGTCGAAACAGGACTGGGAACGTATACCTTTGTCCAGCACCGTAAAGGGATCGTCCCCACCCTTCTCGAGAACTTGGCCACGTGGAGAAGCAATGCCAAGAAGAAAATGGCCGAGTGCAAAAAACAAGGGGACTTGTTTGGAGCAAGCGTATGGAATGGTGCCCAACTGGCGTTCAAAGTTTCGGCAAATTCCGTCTACGGCTTCCTGGGAGCAAGCAAAGGGTTCCTGCCGTGTGTCCCCATCGCAGCCAGTGTCACTGCAACAGGACGTCTCATGATCGAAAAGACCAAACGTATGGCACTCGAACTCGTCCCAGGAAGTGATGTGGTGTACGGAGATACAGACAGTGTGATGGTCAAATTCAATGTGCCCCCAGAGCATCAACACGATATGGCAACGCATTTCAAAATGGCACAGGAAGTCGCGAAAACCATCTCCGATTCCTTTCCCGGATGCATCGAGCTCGAATTCGAGAAATGCTACTACCCGTATCTCCTCTACAGCAAAAAACGGTACGCAGGACTGATGTATACACGTCCAGAGACACCAGACTATATCGACGTCAAGGGACTGCAATTGGTCCGTCGAGACAATGCCAAGATCGTGAAACAGGTAAGCCAAGCCATCCTCGATACAGTGATGCACGAAAAGTCGGCTGATGGAGCCATTCACGTCGCGCAGACCAAGATCCTCAGCATGCTCCGGGGCGAGCAACCCATCGACCAGTTCGTGGTGAGCAAGAGTCTACGCGGAACATACGCCAATCCCAAATCCCAACCACATGTCCAGGTGGCCCAGAAAATACGTGATCGCACAGGGGAAGTTCTCGAACCAGGAAGTCGTGTACCATACGTATTCGTTGTGGACGATCACATCGATCAAAACATCTCGTGCCGTGCAGAAGATCCGACATATGCACAGGAACACGGGCTCGAACTCGATTTCCTCTACTACCTCAACAACCAGGTCATGTCCCCGGTGACGGCCATGCTCGATGTCCTCGTCGACAACCCTGCAGCCGTGATCCTCGATCATCCCGACATCTCCAGGATTCTGACCGAGATGCAAGCCACACGTGCCAGCCTCCTAAAGACAGTGAAACGGGTCAAAACCAATGCTAAGAACAAACAAATGGAAATCACCAAGTTCTTCCAGTGAGAATAAATGAGATGCAGTGAGTTCATACGGTCATACATTTTTCTGCAATACACACTATATGGCAACCCAACTGGCTCTGAAGAAGTTCGATTTTGCCAAGACAGGGGATAATCGCGTGTTTCTTGTGCTGGGGAAACGGTCGACAGGAAAAAGTCAAATCGTTGCCGATATCCTGTACCATAAACGACACGTACCAATGGGAGTTCTCATGAGCAGCACAGAAGAAGCGACCGGGTTCTTCAAAGGCGTGACCGGCGTGCCAGATGCCTATGTGTACGGGGATTGGCAACCAGATGTGGTGGACTCCATCATCGCTCGACAACGACGCTTATCCAAAGAAGGACGGATGAAGAACTGTTTCATAGTGCTGGATGACCTTGCCTTCAATAAATCCCTGTTCAATTCCCCGCAAATGAGGGAGCTCATGTTTAACGGTCGTCACTACGGGATTCTCCTGATTATTACGGCCCAGTTCCTTGGAGATCTGCCCACATACTTCCGGTCAAACGTTGATTATGTAGTCACATGTCGAACGCCAGGAGTCCAAGACCGTGATCGGCTCTATAAAAACTTCTTCGGGTGCGTGCCGACGTTTCACATGTTCCAATCCATCATGCAGTCCACCACCGAAGATTTTCATGTCCTCTGTATGGATAATACGGTCCAATCAAATACACTCGAAGACTGTATTTTCTGGTATAAAGCTCCATTACGATCGGCATCACGCAACAATTTCCGGGTGGGGTGTCAAGCGTACCACCGTTTTGCTCAACAACGTACGAGGAAAGACGGAACCGAGGTCTCGCCCACACTGACCAATGGAAAGAAACCACCCGTCATTGTCAAGCGGCTGGGGCATTGAGAAATCTTCTATGCAATGATATATGACATCAGCGGCGCTCATGGCCGGGCTAATGCCTCAAGTTACGAGTAGTCTTGTATACGTTGGAAGACAATTCGTCAAAACTGTGGTGGGGGACGCATTCTATCAAGAGTGCACGACAGATACCCATATCCGAGCGCTCCTCAATTTCTGTACACAGGATGTCGAGCAAACAAAACAACTGATGGAACGGATCAAAATCGTCAATCATAAAAATGCACAGAAGGGGACAGCACAGTTCGTACGGCGTGAAATGCAATTGATCAATACACACATTCAGAGGATCAATGTCGCCCTGTCCAACGTTACGTCGGCCACACTGAACCAACTCGAAGAACTCGACCATCTTCGAACCAACGTCGTCCTCGCATTCGAGAGATCGAACTATGCCGCCGTGGACAGGGCCCTCACCGACATGCTCCGGGTGATCCAACTCACGATGGACCATACACCGAAACCCAGAATGAATACACGCCAACTGGCAGCATGGGCTTCGGTCAAGATCCTGCAGGTGCACTTCGCCTTGCTGTCCATGAACCTGAAAGATCACACCACCACCACCGTGCCTCAAATGGCTGGGTTCCTCCGGGGATTCGGAATGAGCAGTTCGATGGTCCAACGTCTCATACCTGTTCTTTCAACGGGACTGATTGGAGCAGGCACACGTAAACCATATGCAGTCACATCCCTATATACAGAGCACCCCTGGGATGCCCTTGTGTCCTGGGTATCACTGGGAGCAGGGTACACGGCCGGCCTGTCATCCTCTGCAGCTACCAAATTTGCCATGGCCTCTTCATTGATGGCACCATTACGCTTTGGGACTGGGGTGTTTATGATTCTCATGTTTTACCTGTTGGCAGTCAGTCTCCGTAAGAAGCAAATTTCAAGCAACACCGGGTACCTCATGGGCCAGGGCGTCACGATCGTCCAACGTGCACTCGTCGCCTCACACACAAGCATTCAGTCAGTCTACGCGCGTGCTACACAACATGTAATACAGCATGATATGCACGGGTATACAAGACATACATCGCTCGGACCTTTGCACAGAAAAGAACTGGAGCGAACGTATAGCGCTGGGAGTGTCGGATCACACGGATCACATGGATCACACGGATCAGCCCACGACTCGGCATATTCGATGGAGCTTCGTCCCAGGAGTTACCAGAAATATTGATATGGATCGTTTATCTCAAACCCTATACACACGACATGTGACTTGCATGTGCGCGTGTATACAGTGAACTAACGATATGAACTAACTAACTAACTAACGACACGATTTTCCGAGTCCTTGGGTTTTTCCCATCGTTCGTGTGGCAGGGTCAACTCCACACCAATCCCCGCGTGCCTGGTATCCCACACTTCCTGGAGTCTCCCCCGGGTAGCCGTACCATGCAAACGGTCTCCACCCCTCCTTGGACTGTTTCCAGATAATCAGGACTGCAATCGCTGCAATGAGAATGAGTGTCGTCGTATTCTGATACATATAGGATCTCGTAGAAATTAACGGCGAATGTAGAAAACAAGCAACAGAATGACGGCCAGAATGAATAGCTGACTGTCCACCACATCCCGGACCAGACGCCAGAAGATGTCGATTTTCACACTGACGGGCAACGTTCCCCAATCCATCTCCAACCCTGTCGGATGTCGCTGCGCACATGCAGGGCACGTAGTTCCAGCCGAACACCGTGCCATATCCCGCGGGCCACGTCCAGCACCCACACACAGCCCGGCACCAGGGACACATCCATGGCTATCAAAGTCATGAGCATAGCCATCTTCGGTATCTTCGGTATCTTCAGTATCGGGCATGGGGTTGCTATTGTGGATCGTCGACGCCATCTTCTTGTGACGCGCTGCTTGAATTTTACCCACATGTCCGCGAAGAATGGGAGGCTCCTGAGAAGCCAGGGATACGACACCAAAAGCATCTTGGATGCTTGCGTATTCTGACATGCAAAAGGATATACAAAAATTTCAATCACTTCCTGTTCCAGCAGTCGGATTCTGAGTCCCTGTCGGAGTCTGAGTCCCTGTCGGAGTCTGAGTCCACCCGACGGGGTACCCCATCATCCAGTCGACAAAGGATGGATTAGGTGCCCCATTTCGAGGCCCAGTCGTGTTCCGTTCAAACCGAAGCATCGTTGGAAGATCATTCTTGGTGCGTGCCGTCAATACATTCGACCCGAACACCAACGTCCGCGGCGTGGCGAGAAAGTCCACGGGTTTGGGAGCAGTCAGTCGCGGTAAGACGTTTTTTGATGCCTTGTCCACCGAATACAGGTCTGGATCCAATACGTATCCACGTGGACGACACAAACCAAGATCGTTGACAGGTGCTCGGATGTACTGGATGCCATCGTCCGCAGTACACAGACCATGGTGTGACGAGGAAGGCTGGGGGTGACAGGTCACAGGCGCGGCGTAAACCCATGATGTCTGCTGTACAAGAGATGAATACGGTACCTTCAAACCTGTAAATAGAGCAAGGAACGCCATTCGAGCAGCACATGGGACCAGTGTGTTCCCGAGTACGAAAAGACGGTCGCTCAATACGGTCCCCCCCGACCTGGGAACGCACCGGTCGACAGGCTCAGTTCCATTCCAGTCGTACAAGTGTTTCTGTGTTTCTTTCAATGTGATGGTACATGCACCGGGCTTGATATCGTTCCTTACCGCAAGACCCCACCATCGATGACGTCTGTGAGGAGCTCCCACGTCGCTGGCTCGGAGGGTCGTCCATACCACGTTGTACCCCAGATCTCGGATGTTTTCTACAATGGACGGAAATTCGGTAAAGTTGACAATGGCTGCCACGTTCTCGAGTAGAACGAACTTCGGCTCACACTCCTGTACCAAACGAGTGAGTTCCGTTACCAGTCCAGACCCCTCGTTTTCAACACCTCTCTGATGCCCAACCGAACTGAAGCCGGTGCAAGGAAATCCCGCTACAATCATATCGTATTCGTGCTTGTCGCTGTGTAAATCGCGAATATCTGTTTGGATGGGGACATCCGGAAGCGATACCCCCTGGCATGCATGTTGCATCCGGTACCGCAAAATCGCCTGTGATCGTGGGTCAATGTCACAGAACCGTGTGGTCTCAAACCCTTCAAACGCGTCGAGCGCAAGTGTGAATCCCCCGATGCCAGAGAACAGATCGAGGATCTTCATTACGCTCTACATGAAAATTGTTGCACGGATCAAACGCGCTGAGATGGACCGATTATTATCTCTCTTTCGTCAATAGAATGCCTCTCACAGTGGACGATGCAAGACACATAATTTCACAGAAGGCAAGTGTGAATCATGGAACGTATAAACAGATATACATCAAGCTCGAAGGCATCATCTCTCGTCGGGCGTCACGGGGTGATACGTCCTTGGAATATGTTGTTCCCCCGTTTGTGCCCGGACGACCCATGTATAACATCGACCATGCTGTACGGTACTGTAAGGAGAAACTACAGCACAATGGATTTGATGTGAACATCGGGGATGTGAAGGACGTCCTCCTCATAAATTGGAAGATTCCGTCAAAAAAGCGACCGCCTACCCCATTACCACCACCACCACCCAACCATCATATACCCCAACCGAAGCCCGCCCAATCGTCAGATCCCAATCTCTTGTTCGTGAGTACAGGACGGACAGGAGGGACAGGAGGGACAGGAGGGACAGGAGGGACAGGAGGGACAGGAGGGACAGGGGTACAGAAATCAAAGGTGAGCGCCACACTGAGCCATTTAAAGCAGAAATTGGGTATCGAATGATGCGGTTGTTTGCGTCAGATATTTTGATCCTGGCTGTATGAACCCCAACATTGTGGAAGCCAAACGGGAGTATACACGTCAACTTGCAGATATTCTGACGCCATATGTATTCTCAACCATTGCACGTATATTTGAAGCCAACAGATCGAGGTTTCGAGAGATGTTGCGGGAAGTGCCCAATTGGAATGCAGGGATGATCGCCGATAAAACCCAAGAAATTACCATGAAACACCGTCAATTGCAGAATTTGATTACTGCAGCATGTGTCTCGTACACCAAGATGTTGGGATCGATCCGTCTCAACCAATCGGCACACTCGAATGTCCGTGTGACGATTCCAGAAGTGCCTCCCTTCATCCATGCCGTGTACATCTACGTCGCGAAAGAATTCTTTTACGAGCCAGCCACCCTCTTGAAGGCAGGCCGCAGAGTCAAACATGATCTGGTGGAGGACGCCGTCGAGCAAGCTGTTCGTGAGCTTGTGCCCATTGATCAACTGTTGGATGCGTACTTGTCCCCGGCAGTGGATACGCAAGGAATCGATCCAATCGCAGCAGCCTTCGACAAGGAGGAGGAACCGTCCAACTTGCCCAACTTGCCCAACTTGCCCAACGTGTCTTCCGAGTTCACACATCACCAACCGTTTTCCAGGCCCGCAGAACCATTCAATTCCTTCAATGAGAACATTCCTCAGAACGACCTGCTGCACATTCCAACGACCAACAGGAGAGGACTCGAGCAGGCAGGACTGGGAGGACTCGAGCAGGCAGGACTGGCAGGACTGGGAGGACTCGAGCAGGCAGGACAGGCAGGACTAGAAGGACTCGGGCAGTTCCATCAGCAAATGAACCAAGGGAACCAAGGGATCCCAAACCATCCACAGATGGATTTGCCTCAGGTATTCCCAGATGCGCTGGACAATTACATGGCCCATAACGACACAATCCATGACGACATAACTCACACAGGGAATACTACTACTCACACAGCCGACACCAGAGCCAGCTACGGAGATGAAATGCAGATCCTGCCCCCACCCACGCAACCACATACAGGACCAGATCATGCACCCAAACCCATGTTCTTCGATGATTTGGAATTCAAGTGATGTGACACATGCCTCGTTCGTTTCAGTAAATATATATGGGCTTTATAATACATGATCGATTTCACGAATCCAACCACCGTAGCCATCACAACCGCCTTCCTCGTGGCCCTCCTCTCTTGGGGGTACGCCAAATTCATCCTCAAAGACACTGACGCCGACAAAATCCTAGCAAAGACCGTGCTCAGTGGTCTCGTCGCAGTCGCCATCATCCTTGTCCTGTCCCATAATCAGTCGGCTTCACACTCGTTACGGTCCGAGCCATTCTTTGCTTCTGTCTTATGAACTCGGAAATCTAGATGTTCTTTTTTGTAAAACATGTCCAATGTCGACACATACTCGAATCGATGATATAACTCATCTGGGTCGTCCGACGGGAACATGTGAGATGCACACCGTAACGTGTTCCCGCGGTACTTGTTCACACGTCCAAGGATATTGACGGGATCAGTTTCACCGTCGTACTCCTGACGAGGTACGGCCATGGCGTACACATACATCGAACGAGCAGGTTTGGGGAATGTAGTGTCCAAATAGTCACCCGGGTACAACACAATGCGACGTTTCGTGAACAGATGTACCAACCGGATCTCGACGCGACCAGTGTCACCCATCCCCAGTTGTCGTGCACAGTGTTCCCAACCGTGCCCATCCATGACTTCACGGTCCCATTTCACACGTTTCAAGATGTCATTCGTGTCGTCAATCACAACGACACGAGTCACACGTGGATACCTCGGGTTCACATACCCGAACTTCTGTTTGATATATTCCCAACATGTCACCACCAACGGGCGAATGGTCGCCGAGTACGTCGCCCAGTAGGTCATGATAGACTCCATGGCTGGCTCTGTCGCCACGAGTCTTTATACCTCCTCAGATCTTCGCCACCACCACCTCAGACCAGGACCCTAGACCCATCGCCACTCGAGCTGACCATTCTTTGGCTTGCCGAAAAACCGTTCGCTCGTATAATGCTCCAGATCCAACAGGTAGCCGCCCCCTTTCTTGCTGTTCCTGCTGCAGCAACCTCCACAATCGTCATTACCACACGTGTCAACAGCCTCGACAATCATGGTCTTTCCAGACGACGGATTACGAATCTCAATCTTCTTGCCCTTGACGTTCTTGTTCCACCACGCAGTTGCCTGCTTCTTTGATCCGCCCTGGTTGTGATCATCGTAAAAGGCCACAATATTGCGATTTTTCACCTCGTCGAACGATAAGCGCCCATTCACACCTGCAAACGTTCCCGCCCATTTACAGCCGTTATACTTGTCACACTCTTCTGTGGGAGCTTTAGGGTCGTAATTCTTCTCCCCTGGGCAACATGGGGGGTAACTATTGTAATGCGTCGCCACCCCCTTCTTCCACTCACCCGTTCCTACTTCTGTGGATTCGGATATTGATGCTTGCTCGTTCAACTCGTCCGTGCGTGCTGCCATCACCAACAGGTTCTCCGAGTCTGACTGCGGGCTCTCCGGGTTCTCTGGGCTCTCCGAGTCCTTCTTCCCCTTCTTCTTCTTCTTCTCCTTCTTCTTCTCCTTCTTCCCCTTCTTCTCCTTCTTCCCCTTCTTCCCCTTCTTCCCCTTCTTAACCTTCTTCCCCTTCTTAACCTTCAGAACACCGGATGCACCAGTCGAGCCATCCTTGCCCTGGCCAGGTTCCCTGCAAATCCTCCGTTTCTTGTCCCAAATCAAGCCTGGTCCACACTGGGAATGCTTCTTGCATTTTTTCAGCGCCGAGTCCCACCACATACCCGCTGTACACTGTGTCCCATCTGTCGGCGACGGATCCCTCCCACCCGACTGCTTCGGGCGTTGACACATCTTTTTGCCCAACACGTCGCCGTGCTCCTGCAAATTGCAACCGGTGCTCGTGTAGCCGGCAGGACACGCCCAACCTGCTCCCGTGTCCTCATAGGATGTGAACTCGTACATGCTCTCGTCGCCTGGTTGACACACAGTCTTCTGTGCAGTACTAGGAGGAGCAGTCATGGGTATAGGGGTGAAGGGTGATGCAGGAATCACAGGGTACATTGGTGACAGTCCCGGGTAGTATGCCATCTGATATATGTCATATTATAATATTCTAGAACGTATGCTTAGTGAGTGTACCATTTCGTCCCTTCGTCTTATGGCATTCTTGATCCTCGGAGTATTCTCTCTCTATGGAGTCGCAGCCCTTTTCTCAAATACCATATGTACGAACCGGTCCCCCAGTGATAAGAAACGCTGTGTGGTCCGCGCATGGGGAATCACAGTCCTGGTGCTCGGTGTCGTCGTTGGTGCGACCACACTGTACAACATGAACAAAGATAGACAAATGATCAACGGACAAGGCGACTTTTCCTATGATCCTACTACGCGATCCTACTAGCCATCTCAATAGCTTGCATCAACTGTCTCTTATACTGACGCTTCCAGAACGCAACACCTTGTCTCGGCTGTGGATTCTTCGTTCGCTCGGAGACACGGTTATGGAAGTCAACCGTCCATGAAAACAATGCATCACGAGACGAGAACGTCTTCTTCCGATCCAGACCCGCCATTTCTGTTCTATAATGCATCGCACAACTCGCACACGGAAGAACCTGCACCAACCCATCAAAAAATGCCATGGTCTTTTCCTTGTCCAACTGGGTCGGCTTTGACGGGTACATCAACGCCTGCATATGAATCAAAAACCATAACGGAGGACCCCAAACAGACGGGTCAATTCCACCTGAACCACAATCTGTGCACCGTTTCATCGCATTACTCGTCACACCAGTCTGTTGCTGTGGCTGCTTTTTCTGGATACCCTCTATCCAGGCCCGAATGTTCGATGAGGTGGGAATCCCATTCCATGGCATCTTATAGATTTGACCATGGCGGTCCTGGTACACGACCTCGGGAAACCCAGTGACGTGCAACCGGTCAACCACGTCAGGGTGCTCCTCGACATTAACCTCCTTAAAACGGACCCTTTTCAACTGTTTCAACTGCTTCAAGTGCGGTTTTGTCTCCTCACACGCAGGACACCCGGGCTTGACCACGGCCATCACCTGGCTCTGAATGAATGCGCTCGGCATATACCATATAACAGACTTTTTACTTAGCCACTCATCAAAGACATCATTCCCAACAAGGGCAGGTACGGAAGGATACTGATCAGTAAAAGGGTTACCCCCAGACCCAACTTGACCTTGTTCCTGCTTCCATCCCGACGCGTTGACGACATCACCAGTACCGAACCCAGCAACGACATCAAGCCGAATAACGCATGAGCACCCAGACTGCCCAGGGAAGCTCCGAATCCAAAACGGATATTGTTCTTCAAGGTCATATGGGTGGTACAGAAAATTAACTAGATGCAGCAAACACCATCATGTACGGGATAAATGCAGCAAACCAACACCATAACGCACCAGTAGCACGCTTTCCACGGTATTTATGGAAACTCAGACCGAACGATAAGATCACCAACACAGCATGGAATGTTCCTACATCACCTGCCATGCCGTATACAGATAACAACACCAAGACCAACAGGAACAGACCGTACACCACCATGTTCCCGTCCATATTGTTCCATTTCCAGTGCAAATACGGTGCAGAGGTCGATGAAACTGTTGTGCATGTTACTGACTTTAATGCCTTCAATACATAGATACCTGCCATAACTGTGTACATCGCGACAACCATGTGCACAATGGGAGGTAGGGACACGCCACTGCCCAGCAAGGCAGCATAGAACACCAATGGCTCCAAATGGTTGATCAGAATTCCAGCTCGGGTTGCAACGGTATTCCGGGCATTACACACCGGGTTCTTGAATAAAATGTAGTCCACCATCTGCATTTGGATCGTTGCCGTATAAAACAGGCCCAATGCAACCATCCCGGACCGTGTGAGTGCCAATGATCCCAACATCCCTATTATATACGTGACCAGACTGATTTGTTCATTGTAACACATATGGAATTAGCTAACATTACATCACATTATTATACAGATGGCGACGGCGACGCTGCATCAACAGGATCACAACGACCATTACACATACCACAATCACACATACCACGCTGCCTATCAGGATGAGGTACAGCCTTTTTTTCCCCTGGAATGGAGCCGGCTTCTGTTGCTGCTGTTGGATGGACCCCGACCCCGACAGTATGGACAGTTTGGACAGGTCCGAGCGGGGTTGGATCAACTTCATGTCTCCGGCACGCGCGACCACTTTACGTACTTCGTCTGGTTTGGCATCCACACTCATCTTGTGCAACCGTTTCTGAGCAACAGTTATCTCCTTCTGCTTGCTCCTGTTCTTCTTCAGTTGCTTTAGCTTTGCCAACTTATTGAGCAATCTGTGCTTATCCGCACGGAGGATCTCTTTCGGTCGCTGCTCTGCTTCGAGTGACTGCGGCTGAATCGGTGCCATAACTCAACCGATGTATTAATTTCATCACTTCTCCATCAGGTCGTCGTAAAATGCCTGGAGGAGACGAGCACATCGGATCTCGGCACCCTCGAAGTAATCAGCCTTGCCCGACAGCATGTACGGCCAATAATGATTCGGCCATTCCTTGTCCACAGTAATGTACGCATCCGGCCCATCAAATTCACGTATCAATGCATCCACACGAGGAGATCTGTACACTGTGGCCTCCTCAGGTTCTCCAAACACGTTGGTGATTGTCGCTGGACCCACTCTGCTCAACCATGCATCTATACGCCTCATAAGGAATATATGAGCCATCTCGTGATACAGAACAGGGTACGAGCGGACACGTCCAAACGTAATGATCGCTTTCTCCTCCCCATTTCCATGGAAATCCCAATCTACCATAGAATTTGACGTTTGGACATCAGCATCAAATTTCACATCAACCTGTGCTCGTAAGCGTGTATGGTCCCTAAACACATCTGCAGCCTTTCGAGTCCATTCACGTACCTCGTCAATCAAAGGCCTGGTCTTTCCTTGTATCCAGCCCCCATCCGCGTCCTTGAACGTCGCTTCGTCAATCACGAACTCAACGCCCCCTGCTTGCGCTGGTTGTGCTGGTTCGTCGGGTTGGTCGGGCTGTGCTGCTTCGTCGGGTTGGTCGGGGTCTTTTTCGGTTCGTTCCAGCTGTCTGGGTTGGGATACCCGAGTCGATACCCGAGTCGATACCTGTGTCGGTTCATCGCGTACGTACCATGCACCCCCCTGCATCTCTAATCCATACCATTGACCACCCCGTCGGACGTACCACGAACGTTCAGAGTACAATAACGTGAATTTGCCACGTTTGTATTCGCCTGCTGTTAATGACCTCGGCTGTGAACGGAGCATGCTCTGCAACTCGGTCGGAATGCGCTTCAATCCACTCGGAAGAACAGGCTTTTCCACACGGGCGGTGGGTTTTGTGGGTTTTGTGGGTTTTGTGGGTTTTGTGGGTTTTGTGGGTTTTGTGGGTTTCGTTGATGCAGGGATGTCCGATTTGTATTCGTATTGATACCAGGTGCCACGTCTGCTGCGAAGTCGGTACCATACCTTATTTCGACGAACGTAAACCTTGCCTCTGTGGTACATCATACGGTACTTCCCGAGTGAAAATGACTTCTGTTCAGATGTCATCGGAGGCCGTTTGAGTAGACGAGTGTTCAGATCACTCGGTATCCGCCTATAGTTCCGAGGTGCCGGTGATGTCCTGCCAGGTTTGACACTCCTGAACCCCTTGGACTTCTGCTTGTGGGTCTGTTTTGATTTCTTGTTCCTTTTCTTGTCCTTTTTCTTGTCCCTTTTCTTGTCCTTTTTCTTGTCCTTTTTCTTGTCCCTTTTCTTGTCCTTGCTCCTGGACCGCTTCGTCCTTTTTGTCTTCTTTGTCTTCTTTGTCTTTCGGCTGCGCTTCTGTTTGCCGTTTTTAAAGGGTTCTACGTCAAATATTGTATAGGGCTCAATGGGATTTACAGACATAATAGAACATACATATTTCTTGAAGCCGTTGTACCGTCGGAACCGTCGGAACCGTCGGAACCAAGTTAGAAACGACTAATTCTTTCGTTACACCCGGCATTGAATGCGTGACACAGCATACACGGAACACTCGGCAAGGAAAACCCTTTCACCTGGTACGCATTCATTACATACCGTGCGGCAGCGCTGGCAAGCATACTGATATCAGCTCCTCCCTTGGCGAGAAACTTTAGGATTTCAGGTTTTGCAGACGCGTACATAGAGCCGTGGACTTTCGACGGAATTACCTCGGCAACCACATCTGTGAGCACGTACTTGAACACCCGTCCGCCGGTGGATTTCGTGAAAACTTTGTACTGTGCAAAGACGCCCAAGCCGGGTGACACTCGTTTGACCGCGTGAAAGACGTATTCCGAGAGTGTGATGTTATGATGGTGTCTGAAAGCCGTGTCAATGCTTTGGAATAGGGTTTGGGTATACTTGACCACAAGACTGACGTCAATGTTGACACGCATCTGTTGCAGACATGGATGAACACACGGAATGCATTTCCGATACACGAGCGTGTCTATGATTTCCTTGTAAAATCCCTCCCCGCCGAACTTGGTCCGAGCGCTTCGGCGTCCGCCACCACCACCACCGTTTCCACCTCCGCTGTACTCGTTTCGTTGCTCCTGTGGAATGACTTTTTGTCCCATGAGTGCCCGTATAAGCTGACGAAACGCGTAGTACACATTGTCTGTATACACCGAACGGACGGCAAGGTTTCGGTGGTTGGGCAGGATGAATGACAACTCTCGATTCGGACGTGACGATGACCCTGATGACCCTGACGACTGGTATTTCGACGAAGACATCCGCACGGGGCCTGTGACACGTGTAGTACGCCTGGGAAATCGACCACCGAATCGACCATCGACGCGGTATGTCGAGACGGCTGGACTTGTCGATGCCCGACGAACCCGTTGCAAACCATCATATGACATCTGGTAGAGAGAGAGAAAACATTCCAGGATTTCAGTATCAATGCGGCCACCACATGACTGATCCCTTCGCACGAGGCGCCGGATTCTTTCCCACACGCTCGTACAACCGATTAGCCTCCAACTTATGCCGATTCATCTGCCGTTTCTGTGCTTTCATATACTGCCGCACCGCCAAATCGCCGTGTCGCTGCATCTGCTGTTCATGCTTTCCCATCTGAAGACGAGCGCTCACTTTCTTCAACGGATTCCAATGCTGCCGAGCACGGAGCTGGTAATACGCAACCTTCCGTCGATGGTAATCTTGCATGCCCTGGTGATACTGGCTCTTCCCCACGTGGTATTCATGTCGCTGGTGCAGCACATTCTGGGGATTGGATTGAACATGGCCAACGCGATGCCCTTGCCCGGGGAACCGAGGGGGCACACTCTGCATCTGTCCAGGGCCGTGACTCGGGCCGTAACCTGCACTGTGACTCGGGCCGTGACTCGGGCCGCCGTACCCATGGCCTGGAAATCCACCAAGGCTATGGCTTCCTCCCGTGGGAACACCAACCCTGTGAATAGTCGAGTAGGCACCCCGAGGAAGGCTTTGGTATGATCCTGCTGGTTCGCTATACGGTATGGCAGCGCTATACTGTTGCCCTGATCGTGCTCTCGAGTATGTGTCCATTGATACAAATATACGGAAAATAAAACATACGCTGCCTAACAGCTTGGAACGTACTCCCACGATAATTCACGACAAATGCATTGCCAAATCACGTCCATGGCTCGTAACTTTTCCTTGCTTTTGAGCAACGGGAAATGCTTCAATAAATCGTCCTCACCCAACAACTCGCAGAATTTGTACAGCACGTACGAATAACTCAAGAAATTCTTACGCTTTGGCGCGACCACCTTCACCCACTTGTCAAATGGAGCCTGAATCTCCTGAAACATCGTCTTCAACTTTTGCTCCAACACAGGAGACAGTTTCGGTGGCGGCGTCCCCAATGCGTCACATATCGAATGCGTGTGCTCGTAATACTTCGATAAACGCAGCTTCTTTAGGTACTTTTTGACCTGATCCGTTGTAATCCCATCACTCGTCGCAATACGCGATTTCTTCAGCTCAATACGTATCGCATCCAATACCTCGTCTGGAATGATGGTGCTCTCCCGGGCCTGTAATCCAATTACCCATTCACTGAAATGGTTGGCACGTTTGTACGCTGTATTATTGCTCACCTGTAAATTTACCTGCTCATCAAACGTCAAATTGGTCTGGTTCATCTCGGCATACGGTGTCGTCACACCACATGTGGGACAAATAACACACGCCTCCAAGGGATTGAACAATTTTGAACGGTCACATTGCACACAAATCCATTCACCCTGATCATGACCCCTGCTTGTCGCCCGAACCTTGGGCTGTAAGGCTGTGTACGACGTGTAATCGTCCTCCACATCCGCCATGAACTGAGAGTATACCTGGTGCTTCGAGGACGCAATCGAGACCTTGAACCCAGATGCGTCAAACTTTGTCGTGGCCTCCGTGCCGCTCTCCAGTGCATCGATTGCGCTCTGTTCCTCGTTATACTGACGAATGTACGGGATGGATTTCAACATATACTCCACAGCTTCCTCCGTCGGGTCCGTGCCGCGAGTCAACAGTACCAGCTTCCCCGATGCACCTTCCTCGATAGGTACGCCAGCCCCCCCACTCAACAACTCGTGCACCTTCGTGTTGTACACGTTCTCAAGGGTCTGGTGCTGTTTCTGTGGGAAGGGCATCGTATAGGGTCGGAGATACAATATCCGTTCCTCTCGTTCCTTTATATTCCTGTATATTCTTGCTCTATCTGCGGATGTGCTTGTGAAACGTAAAGGTCCGATACCCACCACTCACCACTGTGTTCTGCAGCGTCAGGGAACACTCCATGGCCACACGCTTCAACGCCTCGAAATCCACGATGAACTCGGGCACACCGGCACGCACACCCTGGCGGCCGAACTGGGCACTCGAATAAAACTTCAAACCCGGTTCCAATCCCGTCGTATCCGCAGGCACAATCCCAACGAACTTTCCGTAATATCCGAGCAATGATGATACATGTTTGAGGAATGCACGCACCACAGATTCCCTCGATGCAATGTACTGCAATGTCATCATACATGTGATCACATTATACGGACCACGCACACCAACCACCTTGTCCACCAAACCCCAGTCGGACTGTAAACAATCGCACCGAACGAACTCCACGGTGCATATCGAAGGACCTCCATCCTCCTGCTTCTTTTCGGCGATCTGTACCTTGTCCTGGTCAATGTCCAACGCAACCACGCGGTGAATGTTGCACCGGTTCCAATGTGCCATGTCCCGTCCGTCCCCACACCCGATATCCAACACATGCTCAGCATACGAAGCATTCACCTGTAACAAATGTAACCGCAACGTATCCTCCATTCACTTATATAGACAGTATAATTTCAGATAATCAACGAACGGCTATAGAATTACGGAGCAGTAAAATATAAATAGTCCAGCAAATCGAGGACGTGGTGACGACAGTCACGTACACCCACCAAGTACTGCTTGGGTAAGGTCGTCTCAAAGGCACACACGTCGGCAATCGTATTGTGTACCGATGGAAGCGTGACCGTCACACTGTTATGGTCCCATGCACGATACGGATCGTACCGAATCGGACCATGTTCGGCAATGTAGCTCAAGTCCTTCTCCATAATGACCAATCCGACATGGTACAATGGAGGCTGTATGTTGAACACATCAATCCGTTGCTGAATTAAGAGGACTTTCGATACGTTTCCTGTCGCCTTGGGAATGGTCTGTATTTTCTTATACACCTTGCCGTACACTGCATTCGACAAGAGGTGCATATATATATAGTAGTGGCAAAAAAGATGTCGGGTCCGTCATACTGTGGTGGACACGGATTCCGACATCTCTCAACCATATTTGTTCATCTTCTCTTCTCGTTGCAGATGTACGCGAATATCATATAATAATAATAATATATTTTTTTGATTGATGATTG